GATGCTCTCTACGGGGATGAATACAAGCAATACCAAGAACAGCAGAAGATTGCCAAAGAGAAAGCAGCGGCAGAGGAGAAGGCACGTGCCGAAGCGGAGAAGAACGCCAAGGCACAGGAGCAGAATGCCAAAGCTGCGGCGATCCGTGCGGCGGCTGAGAAAGATGCCGCAAAGACGGCCAGTGAATCTGCAAAGGCAACGGCACAGCTGACAGACAATTTATATACACTGACGCACACGGACATCCAGAACAGTCTTCATGCACTGGATCGTGAATCCTTCGATTTCTTCCGGAAGGGTGCAGACCCGTATCTCATCGACGAATACCGCCTGGCAAAGGAAGCGAAAATCTACGCCGACTTTCAGCGCGATGTTGTGGACAAGGCGAATGCGCTCTATAAGACCGATTTGCAAAACAAGCTGGACTCCATCGCCCGCGAAGCCGATGCTTTCCGGCAGAAGGGCTTGGACGAGGTACAGACGCAGGCGTGGGTCAGCGAGAGCAAAGCACGAGTGATGGAGCAATGGGAGCGGGATGTCGCTTCCAATATTGACTCCATCTGGAAGACGGAGCTTGAAAACCGCCTTGCAGAGATAGAGCGCGAGAAGGATGCGTGGGTACAGAAGGGACTGGACGAGGTCGAAGCGACGCGCTGGGCGGAGAAGCAGAAGCTCGATGCCAAACGCAACGCCGCTCTGGAAGTCCTGCGCTCCCAGAAAGAGGAACTGCAGGTATTCAAGCAGTCCGGGCAGGTCGGGCTGATGGAATACCTTCGCAAGAAGAACAAGTTTACGGCAGAGGATCTGGGGCTGACACCGGAACTTTTGCAGCAGTTTCAGTCCGGGCGTAAATGGGCGATGGAGAATCTCCTGCCGAATTTCCGCTCCGAGCAGCGTGAGGACAGTTCCCGCATCCGTGTGAATGGGCAGGAGTTCTCATACGCACAGATGATGGCAGGATTGGGGCAACAAGCGCAGAGCATCCAAACTGCGGGGCAGGTGGCAAGTGCTCCACAGTGGGCTGCTCAGTCCACGCCTACCATGACGGACAATCGCCAAATTCACATACAGGTGCAAATCGAAAACGCCGTCACGGAGGACAACGAGGGAATGCGTATGCTTGCCGATCACGTCGCCGACCGCATTCGCCCCGCCGTTGAAAATGCCCTTGGAGGTGATTCCAATTCATATTCACATTGGTGAGGTCAGAACGCTTTCCGTTGAAAACTGGCAGACCGTTCCCGACGATCGTCAGCAAATCATCGAAATTGTCGGCGGCGCGGTGGTTCAGGACTTCGGACATATCCCGGAGGGCGACCGTATTTCCTGCTCCGTTGTTGTGACCGCCGCCGACTGGGAGAAAATCAAGGGCTACTGGGACAGCCGCACAATGGTGTCCGTGACCGATGAGGGCGGGAATATCCTGCCCTCCATGCGTGTCGTGGTGAAATCCTACGAGTATATGGCGCATTTCCCGAAGGTCTATAAGGTTTCACTGGAATTTTGGAGGGTATGACAATGGCAGAACTCCTGCATATCTATATGAACAATCCGACGGAGGGCGGCAAAGACGGGACGGAGGTCAGCTCCGGTACGGAACTCTCTCCGATCTCCGTCCTCCTCGATGCGGGTAAGGGTGAGCAGAAAGCCGTCAAATGTGCCGTGCGCTGCGAGAGCGGCTTCCACATTGACGGAGTATTGACGATCAAGTTTGTCGGCGATCATGCGGATAAGTGGAAGGTGGCGATGGATCACAATTATACGACTGATACCGTTTTGACAGCAGCAGATTGGAAGGATGAGATTGCACTTTCCGGTGTCGGCACTGTGAATGTCATCTTCTGGGTGAAAGCAACGAGTTCTTCCGATGAGCAGCCGCAAAGCGATGTGAGTGTCGATCTTCAAGCAGAAGGGCTGCTTGTGTCGGATTAGGAGGTGCGTCATGTCGTTCAAGTACATCAATCCTGGTTATGCGGAGTTGCTTTCGACCAGCGGCGGTACAACGGTGACGGGTGAGCAGTACAGCAAGACGGGTGTATCTTTTTGGCAGCCGACCGGTGACAAAGGTCTGACGATTTCAGAATTCCCCACAGAGCTTTACGGGAAACTGGATCTGTACTTCAAAGCACCGGAGAATGCAGACCGTGCCAAACTTACCCTTGCAATTGGAGGCTACATCATCGTTAGTGCGGAAACGTCCTGGAGCAGGTGGCGCATGAAGGGGAATAACAATAACGATACCATTGCCACTTCCGACAGCATTCGCATAAATGCAGTCAATACCTTGTGGTTCCACGTCAAACCGGGGCAAAACAATGACGGCATCTTTTGGGCACTCCTGAACGAACGTGAGGTTTGCAACAAGCAGGACTGCTCTTTTTGGTACGCCTACAGTTCCAGTGAAAAGACCATTACGGTTTACAGCAGAACCGAGGACATTCTCGTCTCGAATCTCATCCTCTCGGATGAGGCGATTAGTCCGAGAGAGCAGGTCATTATGTTGCCCGTCGAATCGACACAGACGAACATGACCGACTGCGGGGATGGAAGCTATGAGGCGACGGCGGCGAATCAGGAGATTCTGCAAACGGTGGATGTTGCCGCCTTGTCCACGCAGTATGGTGCGGACTCGCGTGTGACGGGGATTTCTCTTCTCGGCAATCCCGCCTACCGCACGGCAGAGGGACTGTGTGCTCTGACGGCACTTGAAAAGAGCGGCGGGAATATCACGGAATACGGCAGACATATCGCCGAACAGAATCCGACATCAGTTGTGATGGACACGCGCACTGTCTCCATGTCGATTGCAGAACTCACGGGACGGCAGTTCGGATGGAGAGCGGGGACATGAGCATCAAGCTGAGACCCGGCATCTGCATCTCATGGCTGCCGATGGGGCGGATTCACCTAAAACCGATCATATACGCCACGGTGATTCCCGTATTCCGTCAGCCCGTGCAGGTCAGCGGAGATACGTCACGTAAAGTCACGTCATCCTGTTCTGTTCATGCAGATACACTGCGCGATATTCGGATCGTCAAGAAAATCCGAGTGACAGGGGATGCGCTTCGGCGTATCGGTCATTGCAAAGCAGCGTTGGCAGATACGAAGCGAACACTCATTAAGCAGTCACGAATTCTTGCAGATACGAGGATAGAGATTCCTCATACACTGACCTATGCAGAGTTCAGGGAGCGGGGGATTCGCTCGTTCTCCGTGACGCTCGGTGAACTCAGTCTCTCCGACAATATCCAGCTTGAAACCGTTCAACCGCTGTCTGTCGGTGCGAGTGTAGAGGGACGGGTGATGGACTATGCTTTCCGCTTTCTCGTGGAGGAAACAAGTCAGCGCGGCATTGTGCAGTCCGTCAAGGGAACATACAGCAGGGATGTGCTGCTCTATACCCCCATCCATATCTACGTGGAGTGGGCAAAGGTATCACGCTATGCTGCCGAGATTGCGGCAGCACTTGGTTTGAAATTACATCGTCTGACCGATGATTTCACACCGTCGCAGAACTTTGAGGGAAACGGCATGACGTACCATGACTTCATCTCCGCGCTCTTCGGCTGGACGGCGAAACTGCCGCAGCGGCAGATCAACGTCTTTATTCGTGGAGATACGCTCCACATCATTCAGCGCGGCATGGAGGAGACTGTCATTGACATCACGCACTGGCCGCACGCGCAGCCGACCATCGAACGGAAACTCGTTCGTTCCGTCTGGCACAGCGCGAACAACAATCATGAGAGCGGAGCGCACAACGAGGAAGATACTGTACCCGTTCCTTTCACCGGCACGATTTCCTTCAAAGAGATCAGCAGAACCTACGCCAACGGCTTTCTCGTCCGTGAGACAAACGAAAATGGATACAGCACCTACACATACGATGGGGAATACCTCGCAGAGAAGCGCACGCATAATGTGGACGGCTCGACCAGTCGAACGAATTACGCATACGCCTCCACGGGGCGCGACGTGTATCTTTTCAAGGAGTGGGAGCGTACAACAGAACCCGTCAATGATGGGAAGAAGCATACGGAATATGACTGGGAGGATTGGAGCAATGAGAAGGGAACGGAGCGAATTACCTACCACGCACCGCTCGGCTATGGATGGTATGCGACCACCGTCTATGTCGATGGCGCATTGGAGGGGAGCAGTTTGTCGCAGGGGAAACCCGGCGGCAAGGCGAGTCAGTTCACCGTCGAGCAGTCGAATCTCAGCCTTGGCGCAAGTTACGCCAGTGATGATACGTTGCCGTATTCCTCGCTCATCGACACCGAGTTTCCCGTTGTGGGCGCAGATTATCTGCGAATGCTGACGAGAGAAATCGAATGGCTCAATCGCAAGACACAGGAGACGGTCACCGTGGAGATTCGCGCACGGATTCGTAGCGGCGTTCCCGACATTGACCACATCGTCGATTTCACCGAGCGCATCCGCTTCGAGGGGCATGAGTATTTCTTGCAGTCCAACACGGTGGAACTCACGCCGCGTATTCTGCGGCAGGCCATCAAGATGGTGAGGTGGTACGGATGAACGGCGTTCTGGGGCTTGCAGCGGCGATAAGGGCAGGGATAAAGAACTCGAAGGTGGTTGAGTCACAGGCTCAGCGCGGAAGGATTCAGAATGGACGCGTCCATATCGGCGAGCGGTCGTATCCCTTCCATACGGCAGTGGACTGCAATACGTCAGATGGCAGTTTGGTGTGGGTACAGATTTCAAAGGGCGGCACTGCCGTTATCGTGGGAGCGTGAGCTTATGCACAGAGCGAAAGTAAAAGCTGTGAGTGGGAATCGGGTGCTTGCGGATGGCGCATGGCTTACCTGCATAGGGAATCGAACGGTTCGTGAGGGCGAATGGATCTGGACGGACGGTCGTTGCGTCTACGGGCATGAATCCGAGGGCGGCGGCAGCTACGTTCCGACGAATGCCCTTTCCGGCATACCGCTCCTCCAAATAAAGTGGAAGGATCAAAAAAACCAGATGCTCCATTCGTACTACGCAAAAGGAAAAATTCATCCGCTCGGCTTTTCCAAAGAGGATATATGGATGGTCAACAGCAGCCGCCACTTCGCGTATGTCTCAGGCTATGGAATGCTCGATGCCGAAATGGATGAGCGGGGAAATCTCTATACCCTCGAAGCCGTGAATGTCCTCGTGTTCCCGCTCATCGGGGCAGATCAGCGTGACAGTATTCTCTCTGTCAAACGCAACGGCGAGATCATCGCCGCATACGATCTTGTGCAGATGTTTGGTGCTCCCGCCGTATCCGGTCCCACTGACCTCTATAGCTGTCAAACAGAAGGCGGGCGGGTGGATAAAGCTGGAAACTTCAAAGTGATGATATGGCACTCCATATCAGAGCATAGGGGAGACGGAAGCCATGTCAGCACCGACCGTTATGTGTTCTTCGATGGCAGCAATCTTGAGCCTTGGATGGAGAAAACCAAAACAACGTCAAGAGACTCTGTTACAGGGGAATCCCATACTTCGGAAAGCAAATGGAGCGCACCGAATTACAGTGTCCGCTATCCAATCCATGACGGAATGTATATGCGTTTTCCCGCAAATCTGGATTACCTTATCTCCGGGAAAAAATATATTTCAAAGATTTACAGTGCAAAGGATGAACTGCTCATGGAGATTCCAACAAATCCAACGGCTCGTACCAGTCTCTGCCCTCTGGGACAGGGGAAATATCTGGTCAGCACGGGATCGCCCTTATATTTATGGAAGGACGGTCAGCTTACAGAGCTTCTGCGCGGATGCTATAACTACCGTCTGCGCAGGATGAGCAATCTCAATAAATGGAAAAAGGCAGGAGGTTTTTGATGATGGATCAGATTTTGACAATACGCCTGTATGCGGCGGGCATTGGCATCGTAGTCGGGGAGTTCCTTGGCAGCTTTGACGATCTGCTCTATGCCCTTGTCGCATTTGTGGCGACGGATTACATCACTGGTGTTCTCCGTGCGATTGTGGAAAAGAAACTGTCCAGTGCGATAGGGTTCAAGGGAATCTGCAAGAAAGTCTGCATCTTCACCCTTGTCGGCGTGGCGAATGTGTTAGATGTTCACATCATCGGAAGCGGATGCGTCCTGCGTTCTGCCGTGATCTTCTTCTACATCTCGAATGAAGGAATCTCGATCATCGAGAACGCAGCACGGATGGGGCTTCCCGTTCCACAGAAATTGCAGGACATGATGCACAGCCTCAAAGATAAATAACTGCTTTAACCTCAATGCCCGGCGGCTTACCGTCGGGTTATTTTTATGCCTGCAAAGGTGACCACAAGA